GTTGTTATTTCTCTCATTTCTTCTTCTGTTTTAAATGTTATATTTTCTTTTACTATCGGAACATTATGTAAATTTAATAACTTAGACCATTCAGCAACATCACTCCATGAATACCATTTACCACCTTCACGTATGGCAAATACCATAAGGTAATCATCTAAATTATCATATTCAATAGAATGTACGGCATATAACCACTCACCATAAATTATCATACCTTTGGGTACGTCATGTTTTATTGTGGCATATTTCTGTTTTAACATATCAAATGATGGATGTCCCGGCTTCATACCACTTCTACTTGATACTGTATCAAATGATATACCAACATTAGACCCATCCATCTTAACAGTTATTGTTAATTTTTTATTTAGTAGATGATCTATAGATTTTAGAGTTTTATCGTCTGAATGTACTTCTTCACTCCAAGGTAAATGAAATGTTCTTGGATATTTAGGATTTGATGACTCTTTTAAGTAAGATTGAAGTTTCATTTTAAGACCTAAATTCTATTTCAAATTCTTTATTCCAAAGTTCTACTTTTTTAGCTTTTACTCGTGGCAAAGGAGGCATACTATATTTTATATCATTCCACATTTGGGGTGATATTGATCCCGCCTTTATTGAAAATAAAGATACATGCGGTCTAATACTACCAAAATATCTAACAGCATAATCATCTTCTACTTCACGAAAAGCATTGATAAAATCTATATTTACTTTATATTCTATAACTATATAATCAGTTTTATTATCTTTTCCTTTAAATAGATGAATTTCTTTAGGATTAAAAATTATACCTTTTTTTATATTATTAATTGTTTGTATAAGATTAGTTTTTTCATATTGTTCTGGTATTTGAGCAATAGTTATATGATAGGTTTCTACCTTATTATTTTCAATTTTAAATCTTTTTAACCAACTTCCAATATAATCTTGAAGTCTTTTAACTTGAAATGAATCAATTCCATATCCTATCATAGTATTATCCAATTTTTTTGCTTCAAGAAAAGTCATCAATTTCATAATATTAAATCCTTTAATTCATTTATTGTTTTATATGCTGATTTATGTAATATACCTACACCATTCATATTTCTCCATTGTCTTATATTTTTATCTTTATCATCTATAAGAATATAATTAGGTTTAGCATATTTTTGTTTTTCAACAGCTCTAACTATTTTAGCTGAATTAACATATTCCCATCCAAGATGTTTTATTATCCATTCTATTTTACCGCTTTTTGATTTATCCATATTTAAACTGGGAATAGCTGTTAATATAACAGGATTATAAGGTTTTATAAATTCCCATAATTTTCTACCATCTGACATCCACATCATAGTAGACCAAAATATAGAAAATCCTATTTCATTTAACATTTTCCAAGCCATATCTGGATCTTTTTTATGTATTTTAATCCAATCAGGATGAACCTTTTTAGCTTGATTTTCAAAATCTGTTAAAACACCATCCATATCACAGAATATCTTAAACTTATTAAGTTTTTCTTTAAGATATTTTTTATAAACCATTATCTATTCCTTTCAAAAAAAAGTTTATCATAGATATTATTATATCAAAATTTGTCTCATCATCTATAGATATTGTAATACAATCTTTATTATCAAAATGATATATACCACCTTCTCTATGTTGTCCTATATTATATCCCCATGAAAAAACCGGTATTTTATGTAAATTACATATAGTAGTCCAATGACTTAAAGGACATATAACAGCCTTTGCTTCTTGAATAAGTTGTATTATATATTTCCACCCATTTTTAAAATAATCTATTCTATTAAGTACAACATTTTCGTTTTGGAAATATGTTCTTTTATCTCCCGCTATTATATATTCCATATTTTCCAGATTTAAATAATATTTTATATTATTTAAAATTGATTTATTCCCCGACTCATCCGGTATAAAAACTATTTTATCTTTATATTTGTTTTTTTCATCTTTTATAGGTATTATTTTTTCAAATCTTTTTTTATGTATTTCTATTGAAGGTGTTGATTTTATATAGTTTACAGAATATTGTACTATATCTTTTTTTTGTATATTTTCTTTTGCGGATATTAGATCTTTAATTCCACGAGTCATTAAATTATAATCTTTTTGATCTATAGAATTGTGTATATATCCAATTTGAGACAATTCATCTCTAGATATATTTTCAAATATTGGTACAATATGATCAGAATCCACAAAATCATAGTATAAAAATTTTCTATTAGAATGTGTATTTATATAAACTATATCATGGTCCACAACATCAAACAACCATCTTGCATAAGGTCTAAAATTTAAAACTTCTTCTTTAAAAGACCCTATATATGGACCCAATAGTAATATATCCACTATCTTATAATGCCCCCATCATTTATAATAACATTTCCTGACCAATTTTGTAATACATTCTTTTTTTCATTAAATATATCTTTATCTATAATTATAACTTCGGTATTTTTTAAGACATCTTCAAAAGATTCGTTTAATAAAAGAAATTGTTTTTCAAATAAACTTAAATTATTAAAATTTACCAATACTTTATTATTTTTTCTAAAAAAGGAAATTAATTTTGATCCCACAGGATTTTCAATATAATACTTTTTATTAGTCCCTCTTAAAATATAATTATAAATTTTTACATTATCTTCAATTACAAATCTATTTGTAGAATAAAAATTATCTAAAATTTTATCCACTTTTTCTTTTGTAGGTTTAAAAAAATTCAATTTTATTAAATGAACTCTTGGTATATCCAAAAGTCGTTTATCGTCCATATTTTCTTCATCCACACTTATAAAATCCGAACCAATTTTTGTAATTTTCATGTCACTCTATTTTCTCCTATTTAATCTTAGTTTAGAATAAGTTGATGTATAACTATATGAATTATTTAATATATAGTTATACATTTCCTCAATATTATATTTGATACTAAGTATATTTATATCTTTTGCATCTCTATGCTCAGTATCTGGGAGAAAGTATTTCACAATTTTAGAAAATTTACTAGGTTGTTTTTTGCCACCGTCACCCATCATAAATTTTATTAAATTTTTATATCCAGCATCATCTATGAAAGGATTATCAAATGCTAAAATAATATTTTTCTTTGTATAATTTTTTATTGTTTCTATAAAATTATCTGAAAAAAATCCACCTAAACATGCTGTTCCTTGGTTTCCTATCATAAACGCATCAATAAGACCTTCTGTTATAATAATATCTTTATTTTCATCAAATTTATTCTCATTCAAAACAATCATAGATTTTTCTACATTAGGATTTATATATTTTGGTTGAATATTAGATCCAGGTAGTCGTCTAGCTTGAAAATATATAATATTATTATCGTTATCTAATATAGGTATAATAATCCTACCTTTAAAATCACCATCATAACATATAAGAATATCATAGATAGGTGGAATTTTTCTATTAGATATGAAATCGTTAAGTGTTTCTTTATATTTAGAAAGAAGAATACCATCCACTTTCTGATTTCTCGATACACTTTTTTCACGAATATAATTAAAATTTTGACTATTTATTCTATTTTCAATTTTAATATCAGATGTTGTTTTTTTAACAGAGAGTCTATCTTTTATAGTTTCAAATCCAAATAATTCGTTTTTAGAATCACTTATAGAGAGACCTTTTAATTCTGAATATAATTCCAAAAAAGAGCCCGATCTACCACAGTTAAAGCACTGCCAAATCGGGCTACCTTTATTATAATCTAAATGAAACCTTTTTTTACGAGAATTTTTTTTAGAATCGCCACATAAAACACATCTAGCATGCCAATGTTCGCTGTTTTTACTAATAGATACTAAAGAAAAGAACTCATAAACAAAATCATTAACAACTTCCAAATCCAACATTTTTAATCCTCATAGTTAAAACAATCATAATCTAAAGGACTACAAGTACAATTTTTCTCCTCAAAATCCTCAAAATATCCTTCACTACATCTTATTTTACCATTTTTACTTTTTTTACAATTATAACATTTTATACATAATAAGTAAATATCTTTATTTCTTTCCACCGCCATACCTCTTTGCAGCAGCTGTTTCGATTTCTTTACGAACAGCGGGTGGAAATAAAGTAAAAAATTTCTTCATCTCAGCAACAGTATTGGCTGCATCCCATCCCATGGCCATCATAGCCGCAACTTCAAATGCATCCATGTCTTTATTTTCTTTTTTCATAACTTCAAATGCTTTACCCATAGCTCTTTTTAAAGTATTAGACACAGCTTGTCTAGTTATACCTAATTCTTTTGCTATCTCAGCGCCTGTTTTAGGTATATTTTTTGTGAATCCACCATCTACTACAGAATCAGTACCAGCTTCGGTGACCATATCCAAATGATCTCTAAGTTTTGACATAATAATTTCTCCTTTTAAATACTACCTCTTTATATTTAATATTTATTTTTATATTATTATTTTAGGTGGATGCCAATTAGAACAAGTTTGAGTAAAACCTTTATGTCTTCTATATTTTTGGCATAAAACTTTACCCGGATAATTAGATAAAACATTACTTGCGAAATAACAATCTCTACATATCATATCAGAATTACGAGAATAATTTGGAACAACAGGAGTTTCGGTTTCATAGGTATCTTCATCCAAATCTTTACTCTTTATAATATCTTCAAACATTTCTATTTACTCCTTATGAACACTTAGAATAACCACAACCCCCTTCTTCTTTTACACATGTCCAACATCCTTCTATAGGTCTATAAGTGTTTTGTTTACATTTTGGACACACTTCACCAGATAATTCACCTTCATATCTTTTACCTGAGTAATATCTATTAAGTAATTTGCCTATACCATCTGGTATACTTAATATTTGTGTTGGTTTTTTATCTGTAGGTTCAAGTCTATACCATGTTGGTTTATCACTATTTATACCTATTAGTGTTTTAGAAATAGATTCAACAGGAACACCTGATTGTAATGCAATAGATATTAATCTACCCATAGCTTCCGAAAATGTATTAAGTATTTGACCTGATTTACCTAGATATAGAAAAACTTCTAACGGATTTCCTTTATAATCAGATATATTTACATACATACCACCATTACCTGTTTCTATCTTATATCTTGTAGAACACATTTTAGAAGGAAGTTCTTTTAATTCAGTATTTAGAGAAGATTTTTCATTTTTTTCAAATGTAACTGGTTGAAACATTTTAGAACCATCACGATAAATCGTTATACCTTTTAAACCTTTTTGCCATGCATATTTATAAAGATCAGCAATTTCATCTTTTGTTGTTTCTTTAGGTAAATTAACCGTGGATGAGATAGCTGTAGAACAATATTTTTGAATTTCAGCTTGCATATCAACTCTACTTTTATAATGTATATCATGTGCAGTTACAAAAACTTTTCTTACATCTTCAGGAATACCACGAATTCCTTTTAAAGATCCTTTATTTTTTACAATCTTTTCTAGTAATTCTGTTGTATACCATTCTTCGTTTTTAAATTTTTCATGAAATATAGGATTTACTATTGTTCCTATAGTACCATCTATATAATTTTTATAAAACACAAGACCAAAAATTGGTTCAATACCATAAGAAGCATCACAAGATAAAGCAGTTGTATTATGTGTCACAAACCCGTTAGCAATATAGGTATGACCTTCTTCCTCTATTTCCATATCATAAACAAGATTTAATCCTGTATCAACATTATCAACTACTTTTTCCAGCATCAATTCATTTTCTGTAAACCAATTGGAAAAATTACATTTATCATAACTTATCCAACTAAATCCTGATTCAGATACTCTTATATCTTTTTTATTGACCTTGTGTAGAATATCTTCAGTTACTAAAATCTTCTCATGTATATTTTTTCTATCAAGGTTTTTAATTTCTATTCCTACTTTCTTAGAAAGAATTATAGAATAAAAATTATTTATTACAATTTTATATACATCATAATTTTGATTTACTTCTCTGTCTTCTATAATAATTTTTTCATTAGATTTTTTGTAGAACTTCTTCTTTGATGGTATTCCAATACCTAACAATAAAGTCTGTAATTGTCTTGCCATTACTTGTGATGTGGTAGTAAAGGTAATTTCACCATCTCTATCCGTAACACAACCATCACCTTTAAAATATCCTCTTATAAAGTTCAAAATTGCACTTTTGGATTCCATTATAAATTTTGGAATATAAGCATTATTACTACCATTTTTTAACATTTGTTTATTTTTAAATAATTGTATATACATATCATTACATGATATATCATATTTAAAACAATTTTCTCCATGTTCTCTTTTAAAGACATTGAAAGAGAACCATTTATTTAATGTTTTTAATAACTTATCAACATACAACTCATCTTCTTTATTTACTGATAGATATAATCTACCATATTCCTTATTTTCTCTCCTCTCTATAGTATGCCATCCATCTGCCATGTAATAACCAATAAATTCCGCAATTTCATTTGGATATATTAAAGGCTCTTTACCAAGTGAAGATGCCATTTCCATTTTATTATCAGAAATGAAATTTTTCCTCATGACTATATAATCATCTGGATTTATATCACCTATTCTTTTCCATATGTACTGATTATCTTTTACTACTCTTATTTTATGATCTAATGTTCCTTCTATTTCATACCCTCTTTTAGTTATTATTTTTCTAGTTGGTTGAAACCCCTTATCAAACCATTTTTTATATGTATATTCACCATTATCAGATTTTGTTTTTGTTGAATAATCAACTACATCACCAGATGAATAAGAATTAATCAATCCACCTATTTCAGATACACCAAAAGAATTGCCCGATATTAGAGTATCACCCTTTAAACAACCTGTTGGCTGACAAGTTGTGAATTGAGAATTTCTCACACCATATTCTTTTACTAAATCCCATACCGCTTTTATTTTACCAGTCAATTCTAAATCATCAGTTTCACCAACACCCATATGCTCATATAATATTCTTTCCATGTCTTCTTTATGTACATTATATTCATAAAATGGTCCATGTTCTTGTGCTAATAATGCACTTTTATGAACACATGCTGTAGTCATTACTTTCATTACTTTTCCTGCAAACTTTCTACCTTCAGGGCCATCATATCTAAGACCTAACATATATAGAGTATCCGCAAGCCCCATAAGTCCAATACCAACTTGTCTATATTTTTCTGCTGTCTGTCTAAATCTATCTATTTTTGGTTCTGGTTTTGAACATTCCTCTGGAAATTCCATGTTATCTATAATATTATCCATTAAACCCATTACATTAAATGTTGTATTATATAATAAATCCCAATCAAACTCTCCATTAATAATAAATTTTGATATATTGATTGCACTTAAATTACAACATCCAAATGGAAGTAAAGGTTGTTCACCACAGGGATTTGTGGCTTCTATCAAATATCTTTTTATCAAAGGATTATATTTATTCATATTATCTATGAATATAATACCTGGATCGGCAGATTTCCATGACATATCGGATATCCTATCCCATACATCTTGAGCATTAACAGTGCCAACTCTTTTACCACCGTTTGGTGATATTAAATCTATACTGACACCATCTTCCAATGCTTTCATAAAAGTATCTGTTATATTAACAGATATATTCATATTAGCAAGTCGCCCATCTTGTTCCTTACAAGATATAAAATCCATTATATCTGGATGCCAAACAGGCATAGAACATAAAATAGCAGCTCGTCTTACTCTACCACCCGATTTTGTTGTTTCACCTACAGCATCAAATAATTTCATAAAAGTTATTGGTCCAGATGATCTACCTTCCGGTGATTTACTAATATTGCCTTCATATATATAAGCTTCTTTTTCTCTTAAATTACCAATTGGAATACCTATTCCAGCTCCAAATTGAAAAATTTTACGAGAAAGACTAACAACATCATATATACTTTCCATACTATCTTCAAGACCAGTAACGTAACATGCAGAAAATACTTTATGATCAGATCCTGCATTTAAAAACACTGGTGTATTGGGTCTCCATATGTTTGAACATAATAAATTAAATGCTAATTCTTCTTGCTCATCATCTTTAGCAAACTCTTTGGAAACCCTTTTAAATGTTTTCACTATATCTTCACTATTTAAACAATATAAATTTTCAAATTGTTTTATAGCATTCTCACTTAAATTAAATGTGTTTTCTTTCAACCTTATTTCTCCCATATATTTAAATTTCCATTATTTATAAACCGTTTATTTAATATAATCTTTATTATTTTACCTATAACTCTAAATTGAGAACCACATATGGGACAAAAAACAGAATCAACCTTATATGAAGCAAAATCTTGTGGTGATTTATTTGATTCTGACATATATGTAAATTGTTCATTTTGTTCAAAAAAAAGTTCAAGAAAATTACCACATCTACATTTTAATATATCTCGTTTAATACCAATCTCATTAAAAAATAACATTTTATTAAGACCATCGTTAATAAAATAATCATGACTTGTGTATGTATTTAATGGTGTTTTCTTTTCCTCTTTCTTTATTTTAAAAGCATTATCTATTGATTGTTCAAAATCATCAAATTCACTATCTATAATATCCATTATCCCTCTCTTCTATTATTCCTATGGTACAATGTTGAGCACCACCGTGTGCAAATACACACAATTTTGATAATCTAAAACAAATTTAATACATATCCGCCAGAATTATTCTCAACCCACTCTTTTATTTTTGGTGATTGAAATGTATATCTTCTAAGATTTGTATTAACAAGTTCTAATATAGTATCTATATACATTTTTGTGTTCCTTTATATGACATTCTTCACATAATGTAATTCCATTTTCAACAACAAAAGATAAGCTATAATTCTCTGATATTGGTATTATATGATGTGCATTTAATCTTAATCCTTTTATACTTCTCCAATTATTTCCACATTTACAACATGTATAGTTATCTCTCTTAAATACACAATCTCTCCATAAACCATATTCCTTCATTGATCTTATTAATTGATTTACAGAAGACTTACCACCTTTCCAATTAGTAGAATTTTCTCCAAATCTTCTAATACCATACATAGGGTTATTTTTACCAGAAAATAAAATACTTAATTTTTCTTTTGTTTCATCAGAATGAGACTTACCTAAATGCAATTGTCTCATTTTTTCTTTAGCTTCTTCGGTATGTAATTTACCGAAAAATCCATTTCTTTCACCACTACAAGATTTACTTAAATTTTTTCTCCATTCATCTGTTATGGTTCTTTCTTTACCTATTTTACCACAAGATTTACAACAATATATTTCTCTATTTTTAGCGGATAAAAATGGTTCATTACATGTTAAACATTTCTCTCTATAGTGGTATGTTGATATAATATAACCTTTATCGTTATCAACATACCACTTCCCGGTCTTCTTGTTAAATCTTAATTTTTCTAAATTATCCCAACATATCTTCATGATTCATGTAATCTAGCACGGACCCCTTCAATTTGAAAATCATAACAATGTAATTTTAAACAAGAGAATGAAAGTGGACCCATTTCAATTCCAAGTTCAGACGCCATGTATTCACCTAAAAGAACAATTCCTCCCATGTTGCACGGAAAGGCTCCATAAAGATCCCATGACCTGAAAATGACAGCCATATGTAATTTATTATCTTTTATATGGGTATCAATACCTCGCAAACAAGGTGAAGTTTGTCTATCTGTTTCATCTTTAAACGGTATATCATATGCAAATGAACTTTCTGGATATCCTACAGTAATATAACAATGATTATTACCAAATCCTTTCTTTTTATAATGGTTAATAATCCATTCTACTTGATTAGGAACATTCATTGTTAAATTATATATTTCTCTATAATTTATATTCTTACCATCTGTTCCTACTAATTCTATAGCATGAGCTTGTGGTAATTTATAGTTACCACCAGTAATAAAAGTTGCATATCTATAATGTTCATTACCTTCAAGATTTACTCCATCCATAATATAATTAGCAAAATATTTTTCTATATCACCATCTGTGGTTACAGGAGGAACACCAGGAGGTACAATAGGAGCTAATGGTCTTGTCATTGGATATTGAATTGTTCCTGCTGCATAATCAAATTCTAATCGATTTATACCAGCATAAGAACCATCTGTTATTTTGTTTATACGGCCATGTCTATAAATTTCATACAATAATTTAAACCATGCGCCATCAAGTGTCTTTTCATTTATAAATACTGATTTTGGTTTTGTTTGCAATTATTTCTACCTCACTTATTATATAATTATCTATAAAGATAAAAATACCGTTGGGTTTGCAAACCCAACGGTATTTTTTATATTATTTTAATTATCGTCTATAAACAATAGATCTCCCTTCTTCAGAAATTTCTTCTACTACCCAACCCAATTCATCTGTAGGAATTTCATTTTCCATCCAATTCATCGCATCTTCCATATCCATAGATACATAGCATGATGCGTATCCATATGGCATATGCCATTCTTTTTCAAAATCATCCCTTTCAATTTCATTTACTACAGCAAATCTAGGTTTCATTATCCTATCCTCCTGTTTTTATAGAACTTTATTAGACAATAACATACACAATTTTACTCAACATTTTTAAATATTAACTTATTATATTTATCCTGCCGGATACCATCAAAAAATTATTTTTCTTTCATAAAATTATTCATTTTTATTTCATTTAAAATCTGAATAATGACATCACCATGACATTCTTTAGGTTTACAATAACATCCTAATATTTTACCATCTAATTCGTTTATTTTATTCATAAGATATTCATTATTTTTTAAATATTCATAATATTTTTGAATAACTTCTTTACGATTACCATGAACTCCAATAATATAAGGATTTCCCCACTCGCTCGGTCTTCCTATATATACATCATATCTATTATAATATAAATTAACTACTTTCATCATCTTTTGTAATAGAATTTAACTTATTTTCTAAATCAGGATAAAAATCTTTAAAAGTCCATTTTTTTAAATTTAACATCATCTTATTATAACTTCCATAACTTTCATATAAATTATAAAATTTTTCCCAATTAGGATAATCATCTAAAATGGCTTTTATAGATTTTTCAGATGTCATTTTAAGAGCTCTAGTTTTATAATTAAAAACTAAATCATTTCTGATTAACAAAATAAAACAACAAAATAACATACACACTATTACAATCATTACAAATGTTAACATATTTACTTATACCCTCTCTTAATATAATTTCATCATTAAATTCTCAAATATCGTAAATTCATCTATAAATCCTTTCATTTTATACTTTTTTATGAAAGGATATATATTAGAAGGAGGTGGAAATGAATAATTAATATATTCTGTCATTATTCTATCTTTTATTGTATTTGGAATTTTTCTAAAATCTATAAGAATTTGATTTCTTCTATAATTTTCTTCGGGATCTATTAAAACATCATATTTTTTCTTTTTGTTTTTAGATAACCATTCCTCAACACCTGTTTCGAATATCTTTTTTACAGTTGCCGGTCCTAATCCAGGTTTTCTCATTCCTAATGTATCATCTGTTATACCCCAGTCATTAGGTGTTAAAACATTAAAAATATCATCTTTAGATTGTCCCATTAGACATTTACTGATAAGAAAATTTTCTGTATCTTCACATACAGAAAATTCTTTATTTGATGGGTTCCATACTTTTACTCTATTTGAACATAATTGAAGAAAATCTTCATCATTAGAAGATACTATTATATCCTTTTTTACAATTGGTGAAAGTGCAATTGTTCCTATTATATCATCCGCTTCAGCTGATCTAATTTTTAAAACTTTGAAAGGGAAATGATGTTTCAGTTCTCCTTGATATTTTTTAATTACACCAAAAATTACTTCCCAATTTATATCACTTTGTTTATCTCGTCTTTTTTTACGAGATTCTTTATATCTTGGAAAATATGATTTTCTCCAAGGATTTTTATCATCAACAGCCAATACAATTTCGCTAACATCAAACTTTAACATTAATTGATATATAGCATCTAATACCATAAATCGCCAAAGAATAAAATTTGGTACAGCGCCAGGAATATTAACACCCACATCCTTAGTAAACAATAAACGATAACATAGATTATTAAAATCTATTAAAACACAATTTGACATTTTGTCTCCTCTCAGTAATTTATTCCATTATACTAAAAAATCAAATAATTGTAAATATTATTTTTTCTTAGTATTATCTAGAATTCTTTTATCTTCTAAAACTATTTTATAAGGATTGAATTTTAAATTCTGTACTATTATACCACCAAATGTGAACCATTCTACTCTCCATTCAGGTATATGTTGATTAGTCGAAGATACTAAAATAGCCAACATGCCCGGTGTTAACTTTTTAACACTGTTTATAACACCCGCATGTATATATTTTACTGGATTACCAAAATCATTCCAAAATGCTGGCATATGAACACATGCCATTTCTCCTATTTGAGGCTTCACAGATATACTTAACATTAATATTAACCCCTTTACTTTATTTTTCTCATATATCCATCTAATGAATTTCTAATCCAAAATGGTCTATTATATTTCGTTGTTCGCATATACTTAGATGCATTTGAATCTTTATTAAACCTTAATCTTCTTCTATCCATTTTCATATTATTAAAAAATTCTTCCGGAGATACATCAAATACAGGCATTCCTAATTTTTCACCATCAGCAAACACACCATCCACATCTGTAGGTACTCCTTTAGGAGCATCACTATCACCGGTACCATCTGTCTTACTTACAGGTAAGTCTGGAGTATTTACAGCATGATCTCCTGATATTTTTTCTCCTTGTATTCCACTGTTATTTCCGCCACTTAATTCACCCATTTAAAATTTCCTCCTTATACTTTTCCAAAAGTATATTAGCATTTTCTTCTGTTGTATTTTGTAATAATAATTTTTTTATAGCATTTCTAGCCACATCTGTTAAACCACTATCTTTTTTTATTTCAATTTTTTTAGGTCTAACCTCAACAACCGACTTTCTATTTGATCCTGGTTCTAATGTATCTTTAAATCTTTTATAATTTAACCTATCATCCGCCGACATGTCAAGATAATATTTAGTAAAAAGTGGTTTTGCTCCTTGACCCGCGACTTTTTTAATAAGTTTAGTAAAATCATCATTTTCAATAACAACTTCATCGGGATTTATCATCTTATCTAAAATAAAAGCCGCCACAAAATCTGAAAATTCACTAGGCGTTAACGTCATCCTCGCCATTATTATCTCCTATAATAATATTACATACCGATCTCATTTTATCAGGTTTCATAATATTAAAAAAATCATTAAAATCCATTATTGCCAATACAGGTAACATATAATCTATCTTAAATTGTATTGAAATGATTCCTATATTATCTAAATCATAACAATCTCTAAACATATAATTATCTAATAAATTTTTCCTAAAACCTACCAACTTTTTTTTACCTTTTTTTCTATAAATCAACATAGGTTCTTTATTTGCTTTTTTCGCATCTCTATTTGTTTGTTCCCAAAACTCTCTTAATTTAAAACCTTTTATATCAGAAAAGTGTTGCCAAAAAGAGGTTGTAGGATAACCTGTTTTTAACTCAATACTAAATACATCTGTTAAAAACTTGGCTTCCGGTGTCAATGCTCTTATATCACCAGATAACCCCATATCTTCATTATGTATGGTACAAAGAGATCCACTTCCCGGTGTTCTCCAATATTGATATGGTTTTTCCTGACCTGTTAGCCATTTTGATAAATCTTTACTTATCTCTCTTTCAAATGAACTTCCTTTATTAGATGACATATTATTATCCTTTTTTATAATATTACTTTAATATATTTATATTATATATTATAAAAAATAAAGGCAATTCTAATATTAGAATTGCCTTTTAACATAACTTTTTAACATAACTTTTTAACATAACTTTTTAACATAACTTTTTATTCAGGTATTACAGATTGTAGGCAAAGAACCCGCCCTTTTCACCGACTCTTTATTCCTATTAAACTGTGCCTACAGGACTCAAATTCCTGTCTTTTTATAGAGCTTTGGCATCCTGTTACCTGTTAACATCGCTCTCCTGCTATAGTCTTATGGTCTTCTTACGAAGATTAAGGATTTTCACATCCAACCACTATAGGTCTTAGGTATTCCACAGTTTTTAATATTCCCTCTGATAATGTTACTCTAGGCTCATAATGTAACACTCCTTTCATTAAAGAAATATCAGGTTTTCTACTTCTTGGATCATCTTTTATTTTATTTTTATATTCTATATTTGAAGATGATCCTACTATATCTATTATTTTATTTGCTAATTTTTTAATAGATATTTCTTCTTTATCGTTTCCTATATTTATTGGTCCTAATACACTATCATCAGCATTCATCATTTTTATCAATGCATTAATAGTATCATCTACATAACAAAACGATCTAGTCTGCTTTCCATCACCATATATTTCTAATGAATCATTCTTTAGTGCTTTTGTTATGAAATTTGTAATGACTCTACCATCATTTATTGCCATATTTGGTCCATATGTGTTAAATATTCGACCTATTTTTATTTTAACATCATATTGACGATTATAGTCAACAAATAAAGTTTCAGCACATCGTTTTCCTTCATCATAACAAGATCTAGGCCCTATAGGATTTACATTTCCCCAGTAATTCTCTGGCTGGGGTGTTATCTTTGGGTCACCATATATTTCAGAAGTACTAGCTTGTAAAACCTTAGCTTTCATTTTCATTGCTAATTCTAACACATTTATAGCGCCATATAAACATGTTTTTATAGTTTTAACAGGGTCAAGTTGATATGATACAGGAGAAGCCGGACAAGCTAAGTTATATATTTCATCAACTTCTATATATAAAGGAAATATCATATCATGTCTTATAACCTCAAAATATGAGTTATTTAAAAGATGAACAATATTTGATTTTCGACCAGTATAAAAATTGTCCACACATATTACTTCATTTCCTAAATCTAATAGTTTCTCACATAAATGAGACCCTATAAAACCAGCTCCTCCTGTTACCATTATTCTCGACATTTATTTAATTTCTATTTTTGTTTTATTTTTTTCTCTTTTAGGAAAAGTTAATGTTAAATAAAGTATTCCGTCTTCCAATCTAGCTTTTAAATCATCTATCATACCAATAGAAATTCTTTGATGAATTTTTTTTACACCAGCATGTCTTCCTTTAATTTTTCTCTCACCTTTTATAGTTGCAAAACCATCAGCAACATCAACAGTGATATTATCCTTATTAAAACCTGGACACTCTATTTCATATATAATATCACCATCTTCCGTTTCATTCCAAATTATACCCGTAGAGGACGTTAGATTATCAAAAAAAACATCAAAAATTCCATTTTTTCCAAAAAAATCATCAAATAAATTCTTATCAAATAAATTCTTATCAAATAAATCTTCTCTATTCCTTTTTAATACCGGTAACATTTTAATTTCCTCCTCGAAATTTTATAATTTATTATATGTAGGTGAAAAATTCTATTCTCACCTACATATAATATAATCATTTTTCCGAATTAGTCAAGCTTATTGATATTACTACAAATTTTCCAATTCTTTCAAAAGATCCTCATCACTGTCTGAACTTTCGGATGAATCATCATCCCATTGTGAATCATCTATATCATCTTCCGGAACGCCTCTACTAGAAGATGTTTCTACTTCCTTTTCAAGATCTTTTTTTGAAGTTTGGGTATATGATTTACCTTTTACTCTTTCCCATTCATCTTTTACTAGATCCCAAAGCATTTCAGCTTTAAGAACTTGGATATAAGCATCATCATCCTTTTCCATTGAATTTAAATATTCATCGATATCAATAGTTGTTGACATAATACGTTCAATTTCAGAATCAGAATCTGCAATTGCAGATGGCCTACGAGAAAATTCTGAATTTGAATAATCTGGCCATATATTACCACTAGGATCCTTTTTAGTAGAAAGAATTTTTATAATAAAATCATATCCATTCTCGCCTGGATCAAAAATAGAAGGACCAAGACCATATTTATTATCGGTAATTTGTTCTTTCAGTTTCATTTCTACTTTACCAGGAAATTCATACAATTTTACTTGTCCTTTTACTTTATCATCAGGTTCTCTCTCTGAATCTCTTGGATCATCTTGAATAAAAAAATTACCAACAAATTTTTCTTTCCTCTTATAAGATTTAGCCATTTTCTTATCCGCTGCTGTTCCCATATACAACTTATTAGTCGCGGAACATATTGGACAAAAATTATCCATATTATGTGTTTTAGGACACATGAAAAATGCCCATTTTTCACCAGACTTAAACATATGATAAAAATACTTTTTATAGAAATTTCCCTTTGGATCAGGTAAAAATCTACCTACATAAACTTTAGGTGTGGTATCTGTGCCTTTATCTGGATTTTTCCATAGATAATCCATTCGACGAATACCAGAACCACCTTGTGGTGAATCTTTTTCTTGCTTTTTTTCTTCTTGAAATGCCCCAAATAATTCTTTATTAATCCACTTACTAATAACTCCTCCTCGATTACCATACCTACTTTCCTTTTCAGTAGTAATCATTTTTCTTTTTCATCAAATTATAGTTAATTATATCAATTTTTATTTTTATTGTAAATATTGTTTATTTTCTTATTATTCTTTGTTTTTTATCTTTTAATATATGTATTGTGTTTTGGAAAGTATTCAATTTTCTATCTATGTCGTGATTTTTTATATATTATTACATATAATTATACAAATGTAAACATAAAAATTCCGATGGCAAAAAATAACTATCGGAATTTTTATTACAAACTATTATTTACCAATTGTTACAACTACAACACGACGATTTCCATCCAAAAGATTATTAAACATCGTTGTTTCACCTTCACCTATCACTAACTTAATTTTTTCAGGACTAACATTTCTACTAATCAATGCTTTCTCAACAGCTTTGGCTCGGCGAGTAGATAAATCCAAATTGTAGGATTTAGTTCCTTCTTCACTTGCATAACCCTTAATAACCAAAAGAGTATCAGGATATTCAACCAGGTAATCGGCAATATCATTAAGAATCTTTTCTTGGTCAATACGGATTACATCACTATCATAATCAAACATAATACTTTCACTAACTTTGATTACATTCTTTACTTCTGATTCCTTTACTTCAAGAGTTTTTTTTTCGACTGGTTCTACTCTTAGGAACACCATTTGAAGCCAAGGCATATTCACATAACCGGATTCATAAGATGAATAACCAGTACCAGCGAATCCACCACCACCAGTAGCACTCGATGAATCATCATCACCACCGATTGCTGAAATACCACCATTAAGATTAATACCCCAACCAGTAGCCGTAAGACGAACATTCTTACCTTCAGCTAGGAATTGAACGGTGTTTGCGTTCAACTTACGAGCCTCAATAAGAGCGGCGGCAAAAACGTCAGGTGAAATAGAACCATCATCATTAGCGGCGATGGCACCAAAACCAACAACAGCAAAGTTATCAGGATCGACTAGAACACACTTGATCTCATTTGGAAGTTCGGTTCCTTCTTCTGGGAGAATAACCGGACGAATTTCTACATCTTTTCCACCCTTTTTGTTCTTCAACATATTTTGGGCTTCAGTAATAGTCCAAACATTTTTGAAGTGAAGAAGTGTCTGTAGAGGGAAGAACTGATGACCCGTTTCATTAGGACCAAAATAAGAAGCGGGTGGAATAAAAGTGGCCTGGTTCATAATGTAAAGACCTCTCTTACCAGGACCGGAATTAAAAGAATCTTTGATTGTACCGGCTTCACCGATTGCAGATACGGCATCAACATCGGCAGTAGCAGTAGCATCAGCAAATGCCTGACCAGCAAACATCATTGTGATACACATGGTTAAAACCATAAACAAATTTTTCATAACATTTTCTCCTTTTCTATTTGTGTTGAGGGGGGTCGGTTAAGACCCCCGTTTTACTTATTGATTATTAGTTACACCAAAACCATTAGCAACTGCACTTGATGAACCATTGATAATAACACTTGTTGAATTGAAACCATTGTTTACAACGATATTCAAATCTGCCATTCCATTACCCTGAGTATATCCAGAATAAACGAAATCAGCATATCCGGCACCATATGAAGGACCATTGAAAATAGCACCATTCACATAACCACCACCACCAACATTAGACAATACTGTTTCTGGTTGAGGAACTACACAATTCAAAAGACCACCAGTATCGAAACCAACATAGGTACTGTTTTCTGTATGAGCAACAAGACTTCTATTATTACCATATGGATCAATTCTTACAGTAGAAAATCCTTCTACTGTAGCTTCCGGTCCAAAGTTTGCAACAGGAATACCAAAAATAGTAATATCGTTTGAATTTAAATGGCCGACAAATGGAATTTCACCCTCAACTACAGGCATATCCATTCTAAATGAAAGTCCGGCATCTTGATAAGCAACACCAAAACCACCATCATAACCAACTTCTTGTGCCATTGTCTTTTCATAAAGATTACCACCGAATATAATTCTTGAAGAAATATATTCGTCTTCACCACCTCTACCTTCTACCTCACCTGTCATTTTTACAAATGAATTACCAAGTTCAGCCTTAGCAGATGATTTTGAAAAAAGACCTGTATCAAAAGAACAAGCCTGAACATTACCATCATAAGCAACAAACTCCATACGAACTTTTTCACTTGCCATGTTTGGGATATTTTGCCATTCATAGTCAGTTTCCCAATGTCCGGGAAAAATACACCAACCATCAACCCAATGTTTACCAACTTCTACTCTTTGATGAGAATAACCTTCTGCATCTGCAAAAGTTTCCATCTCACCACCAACCATTGTATCAGATTCCGCAAAGGCATAATCATTACCATAACCGTGATTTGAACGATCATCATCACTATTATACTCCCACGCAGAACCTTCATAATAACCACTAACAGTTGCACCATTAGGTGTTACAGGACTCATTGGGTCATTACCACAAGATTCACAATAAGACCATTCACTTTGTGCAACAGGGTGTCCATTTGGAAAATATTGATATTGAACACCACCATCTGTTTTAGTTCTTTGATACCAACCTGGCTGTTCAAACTCAACACCACCGGAGGTTGCCATGGCAGGGACTCCACACAACATCAAACCTAACAACATAATCGACAACACACTAAACAATTTTTTCATACTTTTCCTCTCCTTTTAATAGTTAAATTTCATACCTCTTGTAAAGCAATACAACTTATCCTTATGGTAAATCTCAAACCATACTTCTGTAACCCCTTTTATCTTTTCTACTTCTACTACATGTTCTTGATAAGGAAGTTTACCATTATAAATCATTTCCTCTTTTTTAATAATAATCTCTCTAAAATTTCCTCTTGTCTCTTGGTTAAAGACCAAGATATAAGGAATCTTATGTTCATTTATTACCCTAATGGTGACCTTCACTTTCTTATCAGTTTCATCTACCCATATATTTTCATATGGTGAAAATGTAGATGGCCAGAACATTTCTTCATCATCAACTTTGATTAACTTATACTTCTCAATAAAGTAAGCAACATATAATTTACCATCTACTGTTTGAAAATTTGTAATATTGTTAGGTCTAAGTTTACCGTTATCATATACAGTAACTCTAGAATATGTACAGGACAGGAGAAATAATAGCAGAAATAATAGTATACAACTTCTAAACTTAAACATTTTACAACCTTTCTTCAGTTGCTTTTAAATTCAGGTTTCTTAACCTCAACCTTTTTTTCATCAAATCGTTGATTTTGGTTTTCATCACCATTGATTAAAATGGGGCTACCTACTATAGAATCATATGGACAATCCTTACCTTCATTATAGTACTTCTGACAAATCTCTTTAATTTTCGTTGCTTCATTTACTTGAGTATTATCTTGTGAATAAGATAACCCACTAAAAGTCAAAAAGATCAATACAGAAATAACTACTAATAACTTTTTCATAATCACCCCTTACATTATACAAAAAATTCACCAAGACCAATAAAAGGAGTAGAATACTCCTTAATAAAGTAAAGTTCATTACCTAACTTTTTACATTTTTTTATAATATCATTTATATGTTTATTATAACACCATTTTCGTAAAATTGGTGCACAATTCACACATATACCATTTTCATTTATTTCTAATCCAGCGATTAATCTACCAGACTTGATTTGATATAATTTTATCATTTTTCTAATTTATCTGTAAACTTATTAATTTTTTATTTAACCACTTTGCCGTTTACTTCTTTTATGGGTTTTAATATAGGATTATCTACACATATGGGATTCGGTATATTCCATCTCAAACCACATCCACAGCTAAAAAGAAAATGAGAATTTAGAGATAATCTTTCTTTACATTGAGGACAATAAAAAGTTACAGTCTTTAAAATATCTTCATATTCTCTATTCATTTTATTTAAAATTTCCTTTCATATTATTTCTACCCAACCAGCGGCTAATTTATGACCACCACCACCTCTTTTTTTAGCAATAACAGAACAATCTATAGGATCTTTACTTGTAATTCTATAATTAACTATAGTAGTATCATCCTTTTTTTTAATTCTATATACAATGACTACGTTATATCCTCTACTCAGCATTAAATGACAAATATCAGATGTTTCTTGTTTATTAGAAAAATTAATTTCTAAACATTTATAACCATCAATCTCAGATTCATAAGAAATTTCATCAATTAAATCATTCAATCTTCTTAATTTTATACTTCTTAATAATTTACCTTTTTCAATGAATTCATCAACAAAACTATCTTCACCTATAATATATTGATCAAATAAAGGTTTCCAAATAGCAGATTTAGGTTCATTGAATATTGTATCAAAATATTCAATAAACCAAATAGTATCATCACCATAAAAATTAAATTTCCATAAATCTCTATCACCAATCATTTCTACAAATCTTGGCATAGGATACATATCATGAAACCAACGCCATGTTAATTTACATGCTGCTATTCCATCAACACGATAACCAGGAATCATAGAATATTTTTCCCACATTTCCTTTTCTGATATATGATGATCTATCCATATAATATTTTTATCTTTCCATAAAGATCTTATAGTCCTTAATTCCATTTCTTTTAAACTATAATCTAATATATAGATAGTCTCATATTCCCATGGATCAATAGGTAATTGAATATGTTCTTCATATGATGATGGGATAAAATAAATCTCACTATTATATTTTTCAATAACTCTAGCCGCGATGGCAGCAGAACATTTACCATCCAAATCATTATGATATATTATGATAGATTTTCTTCTTTTTATAGGCTCATTAAGATTCACAACTTTATCCATAGCATCATTCATTTATTTTTCTAACCTCTTTTTCCTTCTCATTTAAACTTTCCTTATTTTTCCAAAGAGGATTTCCTGTAGGACCTTCTGTTTTTAAAAGACCACCTTTCTTTTCTTTTTCCCAAAGTTTTTTGCCTTCCTTCTTTTTTGGTTCTAATAAAGGTCCTTTCATTTCTTTACTCATCTTTTAAATCTCCTTAATTAAGGGTTAAAGGTTAATTTTTAAATTTTCTTGTTAGTTTTTCTATTTCTTTCAAAGCCTGTTCTTTTTCTACATCAGCATAAAAATTAGAAACATTCTTTATATCAGTAAATGATCTAGTATTATAAAAATTTCTTAATCCGGCTTTTGTAGCTTCATTCACCAATTCATATCCTTCTTCACATCCATCAAAACATATTGTATTACCTTGTTTCATACCAAGTGAATCAATAGCATATTTTTGAATATCTAAACCTTCACCCATAAATGTGAATGTCCACTCACCTGAATCTTCCAATTTTTCAATCATCTCTCTTAAATTACTTGTTCCTTTACCTGTAGGATATTCCTCTGAAGCATTTTCATGTCCATCTGTTATGACTATTATAAGAGCTGACTTATTAACATATTTACTATTATTCATTTTTTCTGAAATAATATAAATAGTCTTAGCAATTGCATCATTCAACGCTGTCATACCGTTTGTCCAATATTCAACTTTTTCTTTAACTTTATCTACTGGTAACATATCATTAATTTTTATCTTATCGCTAAATTCAACAGTAACTATAAAAGAATCAACATCATTATTATCTTTTATAGTTTGTATCTGTTCATTAAAATTATTCATAGCCATATTAGCATTAATACGCATGGAACCACTATGATCCTCAACAAAACCAACGTATACTACCGGCTTTTTTTCTATACCCACGATATCATCAAAATCATCCATAATATCTTTAAAAACTTCCATTTTATTTCTCCATTAACATATTAAAAATTTCTTCAATATCATTATTAAATCCATACATTTCTACTAATTTAGATGCAAAATATTTCTTTATACCTTCTTCATCTTTAAAATATCTTGCCTGTACTTTATATGCTTTTACTTCACCTTTTAATCTATATTTTTTTGATGTAATCCATAAAAATTTATCTATAATATGTCCATAAATTATAGAATTAAATAATATACACACCGTTAAATATATAGTATTTGGTAATATAATTATACTGAATAATATAAAAAACAATAATGCATATAAAAAAGTTTTTTTATACCATTCTTTTACATGTTCAATTTCATGCGCTAATATATCATCTCTTAATTTTTCTTGGCTATTATAATAGATAAAAAATCCATTTGTATATGCTGCCAATATTTTTTCATCTTCTTCAAATTTTTTCATCTTTATAAAAACCGGCAACATTTTATAAACAAAGATTAACATATTAAACAATTTACCTTTCCTATAAAAGATGGTATTTCATTAAGTTTTAAAACTATATCCCTATAATTTTCAGAAACATACGGCATCATTGCTAAGTCATCATCTTCTAATATAAGATATCCGCTTTTTATTAGATATACTATAAAAAACTTATCTATTTTGTTTTCAAGATAATGTTTTACTGGAAGACTTCTATTGTTTATTTTAACACGACAATATTTTGCAAGATTATCCATATTATATTTTTTCATAAAAGGTTTTAAAAACTTTATAGAATCACATATTCCTTTCTTACAATTTTGTAAATCCCTTTTTAAAATTTTATCTCTTTGTTTATAAAGATTTATAATATTAGGCTTAAAAAACATATGATAGGAAAATGATTTATATAGTTCAAAACCACATTCAAAATATTTTTGTGGATCTATTTCTTTCCATTTAGTATTGAAAAATCCTGTTATTAATTTCAAATTCTCTCTATTTTTCTCGGATATTCTATTTTTAAAAAAGGAATCGAAATCTTTAGGTAAAACATATGGTCTACCTTTAAATTCCGATTGAGCTTGTCTAAAAGCCACATAAACAGTTTCTATTGATAAATTTTGATTCAATTTTATCTTGCCTCAATAAATTTCATTTTTGGTATGCCATCTTGAAATTCAATATCACTAGTAAGCATAAATGACCTATCGTCATCCTCCACTCTAAAAATATCACCAGGTCGTAACCATTTCACATGAGACCGAAGCCATTGATTACCAACTCTTTTCCACACTTTTTTAAAGACTTGTTTTTCTTCAGTCGCCATTTAATATTCCTTTCAATTTCTTTGCATTATCTCTTACAACACCATCTTCATCTACAAATTTCAGTTCATCAAAAATCAATTCCTTTACTTTTAAAAAAGAAATTGTTACCTCCGGCATATCTTTACCCATTACAGCCGAATGTTCATACATTACTTTATCACCTATTTTTAACTTCATATTTATTATACTCTATTCTAATCATTATGTAAACTCCTACGGAAGTCTTTGACCAAAAGCACGAAGATAAGTATCTAAATATTTTCTTACATTTCCGTTATCTTCCCAGAAAAGCTGAGTTAATACACGTTCTCTATCTCTAGCCCAAACAGTAGCACGGAAGTCTATATCTGATGCCAGTTTCTCTATATATTCTATCATCTCATCTTCCGTTCTTACTTTGAGATAACAGTTTTTATAAGGTTCTACATTAGAATATACACCAGCACAACCTGCAGCTACATATTCTAGTTGTTTAATATTAGATTTACAAGCATTAAATTCATTATCTATCAAAGGCGCTACACCTATATCAGGTTCAATGTCTTTTACTACTTTAGGATAATGTAAAACATCAACCCATGGAACAAAATTTATTTTATTTTTCACACAATTTAATTCAAAAGGCATAGCTCCAACAAAATACCAATCATATATATCAACGGTTTTAATTATAAAATTCATTAACTTTTTACCAAAATCACCGCCTTCAGTCTTACCTGTAACAATAGGATTATGGAAATGGTTTTGAGATCCAGCCCATAATATTTTCACTTTTTTACTTTCATCTTTATATTCATGAGCAGGAAAAATATCACCCCATATAAATTTAGCTAGTCTATTTGGTTGTATATGTATATTTTTATTATATTGACTATAAACTTCTTTTAATTTAGGTGTTGATACCATTACCGCATCTGAACCACCTATCAATTGTTTAACATGTTCCTCATTTTCTTTATAATAATTAGAAGCATAATTCCAATCTGGAATATTAATTAACATATCATCAATTTCATATACAATTGGAATATTATATTTTTTTTGAATTATAGATTTAAAATGCTTGAATATTTCAACATGATGTTTTGTTGCAGATCTTTGAAATTGAACAAAAGTAAAATTTTTATAGAAATCAACATCAGGCACATAATTATGCATAAATGTTGTCAAACACTGTACTTTCCCTTCATGGGATCTCAAATGATTTAAAAGTAAATATGGTATAATAACTCTTATTGTGCCGCATCCTTGCACATCACCCATATAACCTAAAAATGAAAACCTAGCGGGTATTTTAACTTTTTTTAATATTTTCACACTCATATTGATTACACAGAACTCCTTATTAAAACTTTTTTATAAAAGTGGGACTTTGTACTTCCTGTAAGGAAACAGGGTTATTACATCCCACAGCCCTATAAAACTTACATATCATCAAACATATCTTCAATAAAACTTTTAAGTCCTAATGATTCCACCCTCATTCTTAAAAATTCAGATATTGTCGGTGCATATGCTCTTTTTTGTGGAAACATTTTTGATTCACGACAGGTTTTACTGCCTTTTTTATTATTACATGAACGACAGGCAGCCACGCAGTTTTCAAAAGTAGATTTACCACCCAGAGCTTTAGGTAATATATGATCAATTGTAAGTTTTACATTGGTTTCACCACAATAAGTACAAGTAAAACCATCTCTCACAAGAACATTTTTCTTGCTAAACGGAACTCTTGATTTGAATAATGTTCTTATAAACTTAATAAGCCTTAGAATTACAGGAATTTTAACAGTTCCTCTAACACTATTGATTATTGTGTCCGAATATTTTACAACTTCAACTTTACCTTTTTCAACCAGACATAGAGCTTTTTTCCAATCAATTATGTTAAGAAAGCTATAGTCTGCATTTAAAACCACAACTCTGGTTAACACGATAAATCTCTCCTTTCCTTTTACTTAAGAATTTCTCCTTTTAAAAATTTTTTTATATCTTCACTTGTTTTAATATTATCTTTTAATTTATTTAAAAATTCTCTATAGTCTTTTTTACATTGCTCTCTTGTATATATTTCCATATTACCATCCTCATTTAAAGGCATAGTAATAGAATTCTTTTCCAAGAGACAAAATATACATTGTTCCACTTCCACAACCAATCCCTCAATAGGTTTCATAAATTGGGGCGGAAACATTCCATTACATTTAATGCATTTAGGCATTGTTTTTAATCCTTTTTTAAATTATTCTATCAACGTTAATTTAACTTCTTTATAGTTTTTACATTTTTTATTATCTTCATTAGGAATACAATTTGCACAATCACCACAACCTTCTATTTTAAAAGATTTTTTAGGTCTAAATAAATGATTTATGCATATTCTCATTATAAATTCCTTATATTTTTATTAAATTCCTTGAAAAATATTTCTTTCTACTTCCCTTCTCTCTACTTCATCGCAAGACATTTCAACACCATATTCTTTACAATTATCGGATTTATTATACATCCCCATACAACCTAACAACATTACAGCTGTAATAGCCAACACAATTATATTTTTCATTTTTTTATCCTTTCAACATATTTATTAACTCATCGTATGTTATAATAGAAATTCCATATTTTCTTGCTTTTTGTGCTTTTGAAGATGATGTATCTATCTCAGCGGCAACCAGATAATTTGTATTTTTACTTATCGATTTTACTATCCCACCATTGTTTGTTATCATAGTTTGTATTTCTTGTCGAGAATATGGTCCTTTGCCTGTAAGTGTAAATACCTTACCATTTACTGTACCTTCATCATTTTTATTTCGCCACTTTAAACCTTTTTTATACAAAATTTCTAATAGATTTAAATATTTTCTAATTTCACTTACAAAATTTTGTGCTGATATTGGACCAATTCCATTAATAGATACCAATTTATCCAAATCAGAATTAAATATTTCATTCACAATATTATACACATCATCTGTTATCTCACTGAATGAATCCACTATTGATTTAGCTATAACATCACTTATACCACTTATACCTAAAGCTGATATAAATATTTCCGGACTTGATTTTAAAGTGTTTTGAATTTCTCTTACAATCTGCTCACCTTTATTTATACCAAATCCGTCTACCTCCGCTATATCAAATTCCGTAATATCATAACACTTTTCAATATCATCTAGTTTCAATTTTTTTAAGGTTATTTCAGTTATATTTTCTGCTCCCATTTTCCTTAGAAAATATGAAATCTTTTTATATTTAGATTCAACACAAAAGGCATTCTTACATACCAAATCAACACCTTCCCATTGAAGTTTATATTCACACGATGGACAATATTCTATAATATTAGTTTTAGTGGATTTTAAAATTCCTGTTATATGTGGAATTACATCACCACTTCTTATTATTTCTATTTCAGAATCTTTTCCTATAGATTTCTCTTTTATAAACTCAGCATTAAATCCAGTGGCCTTTGATACAATTACACCTCCTATTTTTATAGGTTCAATGAGAACAATAGGTTTTACTCTACCAGTTCGAGATACGTTCCATTCAACGTCCAGCACTTTTGTTGCTATAGGTAAATCATTCATCTTAAATGCTACTACTTCTTTAGGATAGTATATATTTTCTCGTTTGTAAACTATCGGTTTTAAAACTAACCCATCTATTTCATAATTATTTTTTAATGCTTGTTCCTTAAAAAGTATAAGAATAGAGGATAATTCATTAGGAGTGCCTTCTTTGATTATTTTAAAATTAGGAATATTTAAATTTAATGCTTGTATTCCTATTAATTTTTCAACTTCGTTCTTATCTTGTATACACTTAGGTCCACCTTCTATAACTTCATAAAAAATAACTGCAATATGTTTACAATGTTTTATATCATCCTTATTGAGAATACCAGCAACACCGTTTCTTCTAGTTTTATAACCTAATGTTTTATGGATATTATCCATCAACATAGCTTCGCCTCGGAGAACCATTGAACTAAGATCTGGTATATTAGGACAAAATATACGAGCTTTATCTGTTATATCCTTCCCTTCGTAACCATCACCTCTAGTTGCGGCAAAGATTATCCGACCTCTATTATAATGGGCATATATAGAAACACCATCGAGTTTCTCCATGGCCATATACTCACCTTTATGGTTGGAGAAAAAATTCTCAATATCATCTATTTTTATTTTATTTAATGATCCTAAAATAAAAGGTAGCTTTACTTTGCTACCTGGAACAGAAGAACCTACTGCTAAAAAATATGGATGGTAAGGATGTTTATTTTTAGCATTCTCTTTTAATTTATCATATTCCTCATCTGATATAGGCGACTTACCTTTATTATAATAAAGATCATCCAATGATATTAGGAATTTTATCTCCTCCGGAACACAAACATCTTTTTCAGGTATATTAAAAAATGCATCTAATGTCATTTATTTACTCCGGAATTAAATTCCACTCATATTCATCTACAATATTCTCTTTACTTTCGGTAAACATTTTTTCAATTTCATCTATTTCTATTTCTATTTTTATTTTTTCCTCTGTTTTACAATATTCTGATAACTTCTCCCATTTATCTTTGCCCATATTTATAAATATATCAAACTTTTCAGGAACAATCATATCTTCTTCTTTTAAATACTTTTTTAATATCGTTCTTATATCTTCATTATTAAGTATTATTTTGTCTATTCTTTTCATCACATATTCCCCATTATTTATTCTTTTCTTCCACCTCGATATTCACATCATCTGGATATAATTCTCTTGAATGATATAATGATTCAAGTTCTAATATTAGAATTTGTTTTATAACTCTCAAATGTCCTGTTAAAACTTTATCTAATTGCCCATCCATTTCTAACCTTTGTATAGTATTCATTACAACATCTTCTTTTCTTTTCTGGGTATCTAATTTACCATTAGATGCCATAGACTTCGCTGTTGCTTCAACAGCATCGCATATCATTAGTACAGCTGATTCAATACAATTAGGAGTTGGACATTTATATCTCCATTCATCAGGATTGGGCTCCGGTTCCGATTCTTCTCTGGTTTTTTCATAAAAATATCTAAGTATCGTATTACCATGATGTTGAGATACCCATTCAATAATTTCTCTTGGCATTTCTTTTATTTGTAACATTGTTAATACCGAATCACCAACGTGTTTAGTTATCATATTATATGATACTTCAGGATCCAATTTATCATGAATATTAGTTCCATTTTGATTTTCGGTAAATGCTCTAGGAAAATTTAATTTACCTATGTCATGATACATAGCAGAAACTCGCATTCTATCTATATCTAAATTTAATTTTAATGCTATTGATTCTACCAAATTAGCCACATTTTGACTATGTTTATATGTACCTGGAGCATTATCTCTAAATTTTTCCATAACAGGATATTTAGGATCAATCAAATCTTTTAGAGTTATTTCTTTTATATCATCGGCCATTTCAAATTTTCCTTTCAATACTTATATTAACATAGTCAAGGATAAAAGTAAATTAAAAAGGGGCATCTTTATATTACAAATAAAACACCCCTTTAATTCACTACTTTATTATTTATTGTTTTCTTTATAAGAAACATTTATATAACAATTTACCTTTTTACCTATATTTCCACATCTTGAGCATTCTTGATAAATACAAACAGGCATACCTTCTTTTTTTATTTTTCCTGTTATTTTTATTCTATCTCTATATTTATGAAATCCGAAAAAACATCTAAATCCCACATTTATACCCTCTCTATTAATGATATAATATCATTTTTTCTTTGAATACCCACCAACACTTCTTGAACTTCACCTTTTTTAAATAATATCAATGTTGGTATACTTCTAACACCATAATCTGATGGTGTTTTAAAATTGTCATCTACATTCATTTTACAAAACTTCACATTTTTAATTTCTTCTGATAAATCTTTGAAAATGGGTTCTATTATTTTACATGGAGTACACCATGGTGCCCACATATCTATAATTACAGGAATATCAGACTCTAATACTTCTTTTTCAAACGTTAAATCACTCACTTCTATCATTAAATACCCTCCTAAAAAATATAAGGAAGCCTGAATTCAGGCTTCCTTTCTTAAAAAACTTATTTTTTATATAGGTAAAAGAGGATCACAACAACCCCTATTCAATATGATAAAATCTATATCATTATTGTCATCATCTTCTATCTCATTCCAAGTTGAATTTATTTCTTCTTGATTTTTTTCATACATTTCTATAACTCTATCATCATCCATTATATAACACCTCCTGCCATATTAGACCCTTTTAGCAGTGTCAGTGCTCATATATTTTTAAAAATATCTCCACAATCTACCAAATATAAGAAAATCTAAACGAGTGAGGTGGTTTGTTTTTTCTCTCACGATATAATCTTATTTTTTTCAATTCTTTTTTTATTCTCCACTTTTTACAAATTGATTTAATTGCGATGATTATATTTTTCATTATACACCTCTCTATAAATGGCGGCGGGACCGGGAATCGAACCCGGACAGGTTGCCCTGGACGACTTAGCAGGCCGCTGCGATACCGTTACGCCACCCCGCCTTATATTTTATCCAAACATATAGCCACCTCGTATTTTAAGTTTTCATGTAATTCATCAGGAATAGACCATAAACTTAATCTTCC